TGTAGCAGTAATAGCACCACTAGAGATAGTTCCTGTCGTGGTTAAATTACTACTACCAAACGTAATACCATTACCACAAGTAATAGATAAAATATTTCCTACGCCATTATATGAAATACTTGCATCTGTTGTTGTGCCATCTTTAAATGCAATAGAGCCTTGTGATTGAGAATCAAGTATTAGTTGGCTAATGCCTGAATTAGTTGTTGATTGCCCTAGAGTTAAGGTAGCGGAACTTGTTAAGCCCCCAGTACCATTATAATTATGTATTTGTAAACCATTTGTTCTATTGTAAGTTAGTCCATATTCACCTTGTATACCTGTTGAACCTGTAGAAGTAACAACCCTATCATCTCCGCTATCAACATAAGAACTAATCGCATTAGCAGTCCAAGATAAGTTACCGCTTGTATCACTTTTTAATATATAGCCACTTACACTAGGGAATGAAGGGAATGTGTAGCCTTCAATAGTTGCACCTGATATATCGCCTGTAGATGTTATAGCACCACTATTGATAGTTCCTGCAAAGGTGGCACCAGTTGTTGTAAATGTTGCTACAGTTGAAAAGGCTCTTTGTAAGACTAAGTCTTCGTTATAAGAAGAAACAATACCTTCATCTACTATTATTTTTCTATTAAAATAATATTGTGGTCTATCAGTATAAAAATGACTAAAACCTGTGTTACCTGCACCTATTTCAGTATAACCAGTAGGTGTTTGTATTTTTAATCTATTAGTAGTTGTATCAGCTTTAGATAATTTTGTATTAGCATCTTCAAGTAGTAATTCACCTGCAAAGGTAGCGTTTTGTGAGCTGTCTAATGTTAAAGCAGTCGTGTTGGCAGTTGCAAAAGCTATCTGTCCGTTAATTGATGTAGCATTTATTTTATGCCCTGCGTTTGGTGAGGCTGTTGCAAAAGTAGAAAAATCTAAAAATCTAGAATTATCTGCACCACCTCTAAAATATGATTCACCAACAGTGTCTGTATTAACGAACAATTTAGATGAAATAGTACCGCCACCAATTCCCAAACTCTCCGCACTTGAATCCCAAAAGAACTTAGCTGTAGTTCCTGTGTCTTCATAGAAAGAGATGTCTCCTGTTTGGTCAATTCTTAATCTTTCTAAAGGCTCAACATCGCTTGAACTACCTCTAGTGTGAAAACTTAACCTTGTTCTGTAATCACCTGCAGAGTTTTCTGTTGCTCTAATTTCTGTTCCTGTATAAGTAAAAGCTGATGCACGTTGTGGATTTATTCCAATTTTACCTATACCTATTACAGAGCCTGATGATCCTGCTTCATCTCCAATTCTTAAAGCATAAGAACCATTAGTTTGTGATGATATTTGTGCAAGACCATCAACAGTCAAACCATCACTTGTAACCGCACCTGTTACATTTAAAGGATGCGAAAAATTAAAACTATCATTACTTGTACTCCAAGTTAAAGTAGCATCTGTTGTTGAATTTACAGCATCTTGTATGGTAATACCTGCTCCGTTTGCATTGGCTGAAGTATCACCAGTTCCATAGTTAAGGGTTATGTTTTTGTCTTTTACATCTAGGTTAGTAGTATCAATGGTTGTGGTTGTACCTTGTACATCAAGATTACCTTGAATTACTACGTTGTTATCAAAAGTCTTAGCACCTGTTATTGTGCTTCCTATATCAAGAGTAAAAGTAGCATCGCCTGAAGAATATGATGCACCACCAGTTAAACTACCGCCTGATGTGGTTATAGTTACGCCTGTTATATCAGCAGCACCAGTATCTACTACTACACCATTCCAGTATAAAGTTCCGCTAGAGTTATATAATTTGTTTGTTGTAGTAGACGGAGTATTAGAAGGTAATTCTAAGGCATTTGCTTTAACCTCACCTGCAAATGTAGCATTTCTTGATTCATTAAATTCCATACCTAAAGAACCATCTACATTAATTCTTACTTTTCCAGTAGAACCACCTGCTCCAGTATCACCTAATAAAGTTGTACCACCAAGAGCATCATAGGCTAGTGAAACAACAGTTGTATTAGATTGACCAGCTTGTATTTTAAAAGAACCACTACCTGTTGAACTTCTTAAAATTGCATCTGCTTGTGTAGTATCACTTGATATTCCAGTTACTTTACCAACAATTAAATCAGGAGTTAGTCCTGTTGCTTCAAAATTACCATCAACAACAAAATCACCATCAATAGCAGCACCTTCATTAAGTGTTAGTAGACCAATACCGCCTGTTTCTGAATAAGTAAGAACATTATCTAAAGGCTCATTATTAAGTGTAATAACACTTGCATCTAAAGTGCCTGTTACAGTTGCATCAGTTACATTTAAAGATGTAGCTGTTAAGTTGCCTGAAATAGTAGCACCAGTTGCAGTCATAAACCCTGCTGTTGAAACAGTAAAGTTACCTGAACCTATATCTATACTACCTGCATCAATAGCTCCGAGATTAGCAGATATGGCTGATAACTCATTAACGTCTATAGTATTTGCTGTTACAGCATCGGCTCTTATATCGCCTAATCCTACTGGCTCATCACTTACTGAAAAAGTTTCTGTTTCAGGATCTGATTCAGTTCCTAAAGTATTTAATGAAGTAATACTTGCAACATAGTTTGTTCCTGTAGGAGTAAAGTTAAGTTCAGCAAATGTTGTATTTACGATTCTATTCATTAGCTGATTGCCTGAATCATCTACAACATTAACTCTAAATTCATAATCAGGATAATCAGTAGGGGCATCCCAAGATAAAATAGGTCTACCTGTTGAGCTAGAACTTGAATCAGTAAAAGTAATATTAGCTGGAGGTTTAACTGCATAAGCAGAAGGCAAGTTAGCTAATTCTTCTAATGGTTCTTCAGGTGGAGTTTCCCATGTATATACATCAAAGTATTCTATTAAGCTAACAGCAACTAAACCATTAGGCTGTAATTCTAATGCTTCAACTCTACAAGTTTGTGATGTATCAAAAGTACCAACATAATTTAGTGTAACTATATCTCCTACATTTAACTTATACATCTCAGGAGTACCTAAGAACTGTATAGTCATTTGCTTTCTACTTCTGACAAGAATAGCTTTAGCCATGTTGTAAGCTATATAAGGATCAGTTACATAAGGAAACTCAGCTTTTATTTCTAATATTTCATCATTATCATCTGAATAATATTCAGGTGTAGCATCATGGAAAGCAGTAGCTGTATCTAACTCATATCTTTTATTAGCATTAAAAAATTCAACAATAACTTTATTTGCTTTTTTATCTTTATTGCCATAATCAACTGATATACCAGCATCAGCTATAATATGGTCATCAGTAATTGTAAAAGTAGAAGTTCCTGTATCCTCTATTTGTAATTCATATTTGCCATCTATATATAAAAAGATACCTCTCATGTTAGAAAGAAGCTCTTTAGCATTTTCCATTACATTTTTATTGGTATCTAAATAACCATTGCAATGAAATCTTTTAATCTTTGCTAATGATGAACCAGTGCTTTGTGAAGAATAATTTGTGCCTAAAGTATCGTTAAAATAAACTCTGTATAATGGATTTTGGTCAAAGAATTCATCTCTTTGAATATCAGTAATTTCTTTGCCTGTAATAACACCATCACCATTGTTATCATAAATATCTATTAATTCACCAATTTTATTTTGCCACCAATCATTATTAGGATCTGTGCCACCAATAGTTATAAAACTATCACCAGCAGCGCCGCTCCAAGTTAATGATTTAGATACGCCACCAAAAAATGGATTATCAACTTCCGTATCACAAACATCAGCAGCAGAGCTAAATGTTGACATATTGATTTGTGATTCAGTTAAACCTTTACCTACTTCATTGTCAGTAATGTAATTTAAAAAACATAAGGCAGGGTTATCTGAATAAGCATAAGTAGAAACATCATCAAATCTTTGTGAACCACTACCACCAGCAGTAGAATCTAATCTAGGGTCATAAACTTTTTTACCTCTTACTTGTACTGTTAGTTGTGGTACTCCTGACCAAATACCTTCTTTGTCGTAACCATAATGAGCAGCAATATAAGCAATACCATTTAATTTATGTGCTGAAGTCCAATTAGGCATAGAAGCAACGAGCATTGGGTCTGCTGTTTGTGTAGCAGCACCATGATGTAGATTCATAACATATCTATATTTAGATGTTGGACTTGAGCCAAACTGGCCAGCCCCCGCATCAATACCAGTGCCATTTTGTGAAACTGTATTTAGTGAATAGTTACCTGAAGCTATTTTATCTGAACCTATGTAACCACCATCTCTAAATCTAGCAGAATCAGTTAATCTGTTTCCATCTAATTCAATACTCTTACCGATAATTTCGTCAACCTCTCCTACCGCTAAAGCATAAACCACATATAAATCTCTTGAATCATTAGCATTAACATCCATGTAGATAATCTGCGCTCCGACCCTTCTAGTACCATATATGACTGGTATCTTTCCACCAGCAGAGGTTTTATTGGCTAGTATGTCCTGACCTTTGGCAAGCATATTTCTAGCTTGTATAAATCCTTTAACTCCAACTACAAGGGTTGCTACATTTACAATAGTAGTTATTGCTTGTAATACCTTACTTCCTTCGTAAACACCTTTAGCCCATTCAAAAAACTGAACAACCTTATCTAACATTATCTACCCCACCTTACATCTTCTTTAACTTGAGTAGCAAATTCCATACCTTTATCACCTGTACTAAATGATTGTTGTGATTCATCAGAAAAATGTCTTCCTTTAGTTAAATTCCAATTTGCCCAATGCGATGCAACTGTCATATTAAGTGTAGAATTATCAATGCTTTCTGCAATAGCAACATTTCTAATTTGCCCTGTAAAATAATTTATTGCACCTATAATCGTTTCATTAGAATCAAAATAAGCAATATAAATATCTACTGTTTTATTTGTAAAAGAACCATCTTGAACTAAAGACCTGACTTGATCTGTTATATTTGAAAAACCTAAATTAATTTCATTTACTTGTAATTGACCTGTTTCAGTTGTTGTATTAACTGTTAAAAAAGAACCACCAGCTTCATAAGTATTTGAATCATAAGTTACATTAGAATACCAATCAGTTAATCTGATAGTAGATGATAAATTAAGCTCAACCAAGAAAGCTGTTTTAGTTGCTTCTGAAGATACTTGTGTTTGTAAAGCAGACGATAAACTTCTAGGCATTAGGTTATAACCTCTCTAACATCAAATGAAATATTATAAAGCCCACTCGCATTTGTTGAATACATTATTTCGTTACTTTCTAAATATACTTTAAAATTGGGTTTATTTACAATTACTTCTTCATTATCTGCTAGAGATGCTACTAAATTTGGTTCTATTGTAAGAGTTAATGTTCCATCTGATTCTGCGTCTATATTATCTGTTACCATATAGACTTTACTATGATTATCAAATCTGACTAAATCTCCAGCTTTTAAAGCGTTTTGTTGACTTGCTGTAAAGCCATCTAAATTAATAGAGGCATCACCTGCAATATGTGATCCTACTACCTGTATATCTGTTTCTGCTTTAGCAGCACCTAAATTATCTAATGGTGCGCCTATAGTAAAATCTCCAAAAGAACCTTTTTGTTTTTGTAAAAATGCAAATACCTCTTGAGCTTTATCTTGCTGTAGAGGTGGCATTTGTACTGTAAAAGAAAAATATTGACTACCTATTTGTCTGACTTGTCTTCTACCTGATAGAGTCTGATTTAATAAAGTAGGTCTATTATTTTTAAAATTTAAACTTCTAAAATTTGGGTTAGTTGTAAATTCAGGTATATCAGCCATTACACTATTCCCATTTTGCCTTGATTGTTCATGGCATTGTTTATGATTGATGTTATCAATCCTTTTCTTGATGCTAGTAACTGGTCAAATCCAGCAGCATCTACTGTTGATATATTAAAGTTGACCGTAGGTGCAGCCTGTACTTGTTGTGTTTGTTGCTGTTGTTTTGTATGATCTATAACTGTTTCATTTGGATGTAAGATACTTAAGAAACCACCTTTGTTATCAATACCACCAGCTCTTGCTCCCATACCAGTAAATCCGCCACCTTCGTTAGTTGGTATTGTTGTTGGTAAGTTTAAGTTTTTTCTTATTTCAATTTGTCTATCTCTTGATCTGCCTATTAAACCACCAAAAGATTCAAACATTCTATCAATAATTAATTTTTGAACCGCTATTCTAATTAATTCTCTCACAATACTTGTAGCATAATCTTTAAATG